GGTTGTTCTCCTCCAATATCATTGTATCGTGTAGTCTCTCCTGTCTCATAGTCTAGTGTAACAATACTATGTATATCAGTTTTTTGTGCGTCTAGAGGTGTTGTCTCCAGATCGAACAGGAGGGTAATAGGTTTTGTCTCTGAATTTGGCACGTCTTTTCTGTTGTTTGGTGGGTGGGTTAGGTTTCTGCAAGTCAGAAGTCTGTGCTTGCGTCGAAAACTGGTGTTGTCTTAGTTTCATCTGCTTCATAAAATTTGCATGACGCTAGGTCATAGGTCAATCGTGTAGCGACTCCAACCTCTCCTGAGTAACGGTTTTTAAGAACTCGCAAAGTTGAAGTGTTGTTTGAATCTTCACTTTGTTGGTCTCTCTCCAGAGCGATGACGCTATCGCTGATCTGAGAGATCGAATGAGAGCCTCGTAGTTGTCCGAGGGATACACGTCCTCCCTCCTCGTGCGAATTACTGTCACTGTTTGATCTCCGTAAATGTGATACTAAGTATAGTGTAATGCCTGTACGTTCTACCAGACTTCTTAGTCTAGTCATAGTAGAGTCAATCATACGTCTTTCATCGCCGTCAAGTCCTGACAGCAATATGCTCAGGTGGTCTAGGAATATAACACGACATTCCAATCCACTGGCAAGGTATTCGATCCTGTTGTAAATAACATCCGGGTCAAAAGAGCCAAAGCCATCAAAAAGATATACGTTCCAATTAGCAAGCGTTGCATCAAATGCCTCCTTTAGTTCTTCTGGTTCATGTTCTCCAATGTGGAGTGCTTTACCTACAGCAGCAGACATAAGTCCGAGTGCTGTACGTTTGTTATTGGCTTCTAGTTCTAGAATACCAACAGTCTCACCATTCTTACACAGTCCTGATGCTAGCTCTCTGACAAAGGATGTCTTACCAGAGCCAGTACCAGCTGTGATTGTGATAAGTTCGCCATATCTTATGCCATGTAGCTTCTCGTTCATACCCTTGAATGGATACTCCCATACTGCTTCCTCTGTTGGTGCAGTTACTACATCAAATAGACTCTTACCATCTATGATTCCGTCTGGTCTGTATGGCTTGGCGTCCCAGATGGCTTTTCTAATGCAGTCAGTATCTCCAGCTTGGAGAGCGTCTGAAGCATCTTTGTAATTGTCGAGTCGAGCAACCTTAACCCTACCGGCGGGGAGTATTCCCGAGGCAAGTTCAGTGGCCGTACGCCCTGCTTCATCGTTGTCGAAGAAGAGGACGATCTCTTGGTATCCCTGTAAGAATGGGATTGCTTTTTGGAGGTCTTTCTTGGCACTTGCCGCACCATGAGGTAGGCTGACCATCGGCCAACCTGACATAACCTCATAACAACTGGCGGCATCTAGTTCTCCTTCTGTAATTACTATTCTCTTTCCGGAGGTTGGGAAAAGATGCTGTCCAAAGAGCTGATCTGTTCCTTGACCTTCGTAGTGAAATTCTTTCTTCTTTGATTTAATTTTGAATCCAACAACTTGGCCGCTATCATTATAGTATGGGAAGCGGAGTGTGTTTCCATATCTGTAAATACGGTAGAACTGGTTGGTGGCTTCGCTGATTCTTCGTTTGTGCAGCTGTTCAGCTGATCCGAGGAATTGTACTCGTTCATTTGTATTCATTCCGGTGTGGGTGTGTGTCCAGTCTTCTGCTGGAGTATATGTGTGGCACGAAAAACAGAACGTGTGTCCGTCAGAGTAACGTGAGTTAGCATCTGACGAGCCACAGTTAGGACATGGTTCATGTGCCACAAATTCTGATTCTGTGTTCATGTTAACCAATCTATGGGGATTGCGTGTGCTGCTGCCCACTTGATGCCATGCTTTTCACACCATTGGGCATATGTTGTTTTGGATTTCTTGCTGATCTTATTAAAAGGAGCTTGAAATATCATTCGTAAGTCCAAGTCAGGATTGTCTCGCATGACTGCCTTGATCTTACGTCTATCTTCTGAATCCCAATAGCCCTTAGTCTCTAGCATTACACCATTGACTAGGACAAAATCAGGATTGTAGTGGTGCTGTATGGTATATGCTACCTTGTGAGTCTCATACTCATACTGAGCACCTACTTGGTCGAGTACCTCTGCGACGCTCTGTTCTAGTTTAGACCTAAAAGTCTTCTTCTTCTTCGTCATCAGGTACTGGTGCAGTAGTTACTGGCTTAGGTTCAGATGTCTTGAAGCCTTCAGTAGTACCGAACATATCGGCTACTGCTTCTTCATCCATGCTGTCTGTATCAACAGCTGCTCCTTCACCTACAGCAACAACTTGTACGCCAAGTAGTTTAAGAGAACTTCCATAGGTAACGCCATCCCTGAGTATGTATGGCTTCTGAAAGAAACCAAGTTTAACTGTAGATCCGCCATATAGAGGTGTCTTCTTATCTGTGATCGGTGTACCCTCAGTGTCGACTACACCGGGTCTCTTGTCCTCTCCCCACGAGAACTTAATTTTGTATTTACCTTCAGCTACCTCTTCCCATGGTGTTGGCTTGAGTGTAGCTCTCTTTGGGTTCTTCAACTTGGACTGTGCCCATGTAAGGACAGCTTGTCTCTCAGTCTCAAGTGCGTCGATCACTGTCTCGTCTACAATAGCAGCGAGTGAGTAACCGAACTTACCGGGTTCAAGTATGGCTTGGAAGCCTTCTAATTTAATTTCGTCAGTCACGTGGACGTTTTTAGGCATTTGCAGTCTCCTTTGCGGGGGTGATTAATTTTTGTACCTCAGCTTTTTTGCTTTGGAGGTATTCTATTCTTTTGTCGATTGCTTCGACTTGCTCTTTGTATTGAGCTTGTTGTGCTTTCTCAATGTCCTCTTTAGCTACAACGTAGATCTCTGTTGGTGCAAAGAAACTACTGAATAGACTGTCAGAGTTTGAGAAGAAAGGGTTGTAAATCATAGTTAACAGAAAAAATAAGTGGATTCTATAACCGTTTCTGGTTGTAAGTCGCCAATGATAGGCGGTGCTGTCTCTGCTCCGATCTGTCGGGCAAAGTCAATGAGATAGTCATGTTCTGCAAAGAGAATCATGTACTTCTCCCTTATTATAGCAGATAGTTTATCCATATCGCAACATCTGCTTAACACACTGTCATGGATTAGTGCGATTGGTTCATCAAAACTACGCACAGCTAGGTGTAAGAGTGATGCGTCAAGACTGTGTATCAGGTTGGGTGCAGTGGCTGCCTTGTGCCTACTGAGATCGACGTCGTTTGTCTCATCTGTAGCAACACTAAGTTGACATCTGCCGAGAAGTTGTAGGTCTAGACGTTCTACTTTCTTCTTCATAATCCGTTGCTTAACAACGAAGCCTGATGGTGTTGTCCATTCAACGTAGTCTGCTCCACGCTTGATAGACTTAGACACCTCTGTCTCGATCCATTTCATAACTGACATTGGCCCGGGCACGATCATGTGCATGGCTTCACGTACAGCTTTGACAATGGTGGTGAGGTCATCTTTATCGACCTCTATACCTTTCTCTTGTAGTGCTTCCTTGATGTAAGACCTATTTGAGAATGGTTTAGCGTTGTATGGTATAGTCATAACAGTACGTTTGACACACTTTCTATCCCATACAGGGTGTACACTGGTTGGAATCCCTAAGCTTAGTGCTGTCTCTGCCACTTTAGCATAAGCATCTTGTGGCTTATCAGAGGGGACGACATTGACCAGTGTAGCAGTGGACTTATCCCGAGCCAGACCAGCAAGTATTTGCAAGCCTGAGCATGTAGCGTCGGTAGCCACAGGTAGTGATGTAGTATGTCTATCACGCTTGATGCAGCAATGGTAGTACTCATCACAGGCAGCTAGAAACTGCCATGGTTCTTCCGCACCTTCCCACGTTCCTAAGAAAGCAATGGGATTGGTTGCGACAGCTGAGACAAGTGAGACATTCTCTCGAGTCCACTCAAGTCTCTCTTCCATAGTAGCTTTGTCAAGACCATAACTGGTAGCAACTTGGAAGGCAAGCCATTTCTCAGACACAACATCTGCTTCATCAGCAAACTGTAACAAACTTTTTCCAAAGTCTGTGTCTTGTGGTGTAAGAAAGGCAGGGATAGGGTATGCACGACCACGGTAGTCGAATGACCAAGGTATATAAAAGTTAATATCCTTGTAACGACGTACCGCTTCCATGGTCATGCGGGTGCGACAGGATCTCTTGAACTCTGCTGCTCGCTTATTCATTACTTCTGCCGCTTCCCTTCGATACCTCTTACGGGATTCTTTGTTGTCTGCTATGTCGAATGGCTTTGGTGGCAGTTCGTAATTTATGATCGGGAGAAACTTACCTACACTTATTCCTCTCTCTTCTAACAACTCTGCGGTCTTTACTATAAAGGGGTTAAGCCGGTATGTGACCTGTTGTATTTTGTTGAGAAAAGATATAGGTATTTCCCCCTGTATACGGGAGGGATCGCCTCTTCTGACCAGATCGTGTCCTTGCATCAATTCATTGAGCATGTAGCCGCCTGCTGACTCGTTAGACCAGTCTTTTGGAGGTATCAACATAGGCCACGCTAATGGACTAAATATTTCTGCATTTGCCATGACCTGATCCTTGATGTCCATGAACTCAGCAGTAGGTGCTATGAATACTGTAGTCTTACGACCTGTACGCATACGCTGCTTGTAAAACCAACCACTTGCTTGCATGATACAGTCAAGTAACCATGCTCCTAGCTTGATACGTATAGCTCTACTCCAATGTGACCATGGAGTTACTTTGTATCTGTTCATCAACGTCTTGATAACAGTAAGTTTCTGCTGTGTACCGATAGCTTTGTGCCAATAGTCTTCCTTGAGTGTAGCAAGTAACGCTGGTGCGTGTGCTTCGTAGTGTCTCATCTGACACTCATCCTCGATAGCTTTGCCAATGGCACTACATATATTTGTAGCTGTGTTACATCTGTCCTTGTAACCGAATACATTATCAAATGTAATCTTACAAGCGATAGCAGCAGCAGCCAGTGCTTCTATACTAGATAGGTATGTGTGTATGTCCTTGAAAGCAGCACCATACTTACCTTGATGTATTTTTGTATTTGTATCTTCTATACGTTTTACAACGTGTGGTAACAGCGTGTCGATACTACTCACGCCATATATACTTGCTGACGAATAGTTCTGTTGTTCTAACTTAAACGTCTGGTC